CTCAAAATCGATTGTGAACTGATGATATGTTTGAGATGGTCTAGCTGGTGCGTAAACCCTTTGAGAGAATTTGTAGTTTTGTACAACAACTGCTGAACCTGAACCTGCGTATTCTGGTAAATTACTTACCTTAAGTACGTGCTCAAGCATCAAATTGTTACCGAATCCAGGTTTACCAGAAACGGCTGGTGGTGGAGTGATGATAACTTCGAATTGATTTAAGTAAATCGGTTCGTATTTACCAGGACCCGCTGTTGAGTTTTTAAAATGTGGTAGACCTGCCATCTTGTCTCTTATTTTTTAGTTATTTATTCGCTGTCTGTGAGGATTGTTTATCGAGTTCCTTTTCTTTTTGTGAAGGTTCCCTAACCTCAAGCTCTTTTTGTATTTGTTTTTGGATCGACTTAATTTCAGTAGTAGTCTTATTCTTTAGCGTAATGTTGGTTGCTTTAATAACATCGGCTAGGTCGAGTTCAGGCTTTTCCTTTGAGTAGACAGAATTTGGATCTGGCGTAAAGCTTAACTCAATTGATGGTAACACTTGAGCCAATAAATTTCCGCCGAACTTAAATTCAGTTTCATTAAATTCCTCAAACTTCATGATTATTGTTTTTCCAAGAAGACCTCCAAGTTTAACCTCTGCCCAAATCTTTGACTTATTGTCAATTCGATCGCCAGCAACGGTTTTGGTGATGTTATTAGATACCTTATACAAGAACTTAACTCCTGCCGAGTAGGCTCCTCTTTCCTGCTGACCTTCTAAAAATCTTAATTTATCACCCCTTACGATTACAGTATAGGCAATATCAGACTCTTTTCCAGTTTCTTCAGGGGTCACCTCAGTTTCACTCGGCTCTTTAGGCTTATTGTCTATTACCGCCGGTGGTAAGGGTTGCTCGTACTTAACCAGAGCACCTCCAGCCTGTCCTGCAGCCAGTTGTTTTGGAGCATCTGGTCCAGCAGGTAGAGCTTTTTGAGAATCGTCATCTTCCTCTTCCTGCCCTGCACCTAATTGCTTTGGAGCATCTGGTCCAGGAGGAAGGGCCTCCTCGTTCGTTTTAAGAGATCCTACCTTTTTGTCAATTATCTTATTGATTGCAACTAATAGTTCGTTAAGAAGTGATCCGGATGTGTACTTGACGTATTGCGGGGCTCCGTATGCAGATGTATATTGCAAATCAGGATACACATCAGTTTCGTGGATCTCTATACTTTGTTTATTTTGATCCCATTTAGGCTGTTCCCCATTTCCGGGCTTTTGCCAAGTTATTGCAAAACTAATGATTGATTCTGCTATTACGCCCTGTTGTGCCAAGTTTATCCGATTTCTTTTTCACCTTGGAATTCTTTTCCGCGGTTTGACTTCTTTTTGTCAGGATCTACTGGCTTATAGTTAGCCCAAATCTCATTGTAGATTCGACATGAAGCTCCCATGAAATTAACGATTCCAACGTACTTCTTACGGTCCTCGCCTTTCATTTTTGAGATCTTTTTTCCGATGCTTCGAGCATCGTCTAGATCTAATTCTTCGTCGTCGGTCTTACCAACAAGATCCTTTAATGAGTTTTCGTTAGTTGCGAAATCTCTGAATTTAAGAACCTTCATGAAGTCTTTATTTTGAGTAGTTGCCATTTCTTTTTAAATTTTTAGATTTTGCCCATCTCACGGAAGATTGCATGACTGCAATTTGAGAAGGCTCTAAATTACTTAGGCAGGTTTGCCATTCCTGGGTTAACGCTCTTCTTGGTTGAAGATTTACCCTTAATGACTAATTTTGCCATGTGAGGTTCAACCTCTTTCTTAACTGCAGTTCCTTTACCTTTAGGAAGATCAGAAGTCTTTTCATCAACCATTTTAGTCGATTTTGAACCTTTACCTTTAGGAAGATCTGACATTTCAGGTTTTACAGATTTTGTGATCTTTGAACCTTTGCCCTTAGGAAGATCAGAAGTTTCGGTACTTACTGACTTGCTAATTTTTGAACCTTTACCTTTAGGAAGATCTGCCATTTGTTGATCGATGGCCTTCTTTTCTAAAAGAAATTCGCCGTAGCTCAATACTGATTTGCTCATGTTTGTTTATTATTTTTTGTATTGTTCTTAGGTAGTTATTTATTAGCGAAATCTGCTAAAAAAGAAAAGGCTCCCAATTGGGAGCCTTTTTTATTTGTCCTATTCGTTTTACGATTAGTAAGAAGAAGAAGGCTTGGTAGTACCAGTCAATACAGCTAGACCTGTTACGTTCATAGTGATGTATTGAGTTTCTGGATGCCATCCTGCCTCCGTGATAGCGTAACGTGACTTCATACCGATCTTTGGAGAGAAGGTTCCCTCTGCGATAGTTTGAAGAGACTCAGCCATGATGTAAGGCAAGAATTTAACACCTGGTTCTTCGTCAGCACCTTTACGACCGATGTGGATACGATCATCGCTGAACTTCAAGTTAGGATCTACGTAGATGGTTAGACCATGTACTTTACCTGCAGGATACAATTGACCTGGAGTAGAAGGTAGATCGTTGTTGAATGGAGCGAAAGAGTAACCAGCAACGTCAGCAAGAGCAGAAGCAACGCGACCGTTAGTCACGATGTAAGTACCAGCACCGAAACGACCTCTGTGATAGATCAAGTTAGCCATTTCAAGGATTTTGGTAACAACTCTACGCTGTAAAGTTGAGATGTTTTCGAAACCAGTAGCACCAACCGTTAGGTCAAGGTTACAAAGGTTAGCACCTTCGATTGCCTCAACGTTAGTTTTGTGAACTGCACCAAGTTTGAATACTCTGTCAACCAATTTCTTGTTGATAGATTGAGCAAGCTCGTTAACAGCTACGTTCTCCAACATTGAGATAACGTCAAAGTTCCATACGCGGTTAAGATCTTGGATCTGCTCAACAGTTGCAGAGATTGCAACTTGGTCTCCTTTTGCTTCGATGAACTTAGTGAACATACGAAGACCCATTTGACGGAATTTAGAAACCTCAGCTTCTTCTCTCTTCATTCCGAAGAAATTAGATTGAGAACCAGTAGTTCCTAAGAAAGGACCGTCGAAATCAGTCGTAGCGTAGTTGTCATCGCTAACTGAAGTGAAACCAGAGATGTGGTTTTCAAGTGCAGAAACTAGTTCAACTGAGCTAGTTCCATCAACCCAAGTTGCAACGGTAGAACCAGAAACAGTTGTGGTTGAAGAGAAAGGACCAGCGATATCAACGTTACCACCACCTGCAACGAAATAAGTTCCAGTTAAAGAACCAGCTTCAGCAGCGTTGATGATTTTGAAGATAGGAAGGCCGTCTACACGTGAATCGCCAACGTACTGCATAACTAGGTCATCAGAACCGTTGTTAACACCGTAGTTTGATCCAGCTACGAAAGCAGTTGAAATTGTCAAACCTTTGATTTTGATTAGGTAAGGCTCGTACTGCTTGTCGATGTTACCACCTTGGTATACGTAGTCTAGGTAAGGTAGGAAACCTACAGGAGAATCCATAGGAACTACACCAACTAGGTCGAAACCGATAGTCTTAGCAGCTACTTGAATTGCTACTGGTAAAAGGCTTGGGAATTTATCACCAGAACCAGATACACCAGCACCGTAACCATTTTTTGCACCAGCTGTAGTGAACGGAGTCATTGAGCTTGTTGGTGCAGAGATAGCGCCCATTGCGCTAATTGAACCTGGTTGCTGTAGGAATAAACCTGGAGCAGCTTGAGATTCGTTGATTGCGCCTGCGTTATCGAAGATAGCGTGGTTGTGAGCTAGGTCAACTAACCAAGGACGAGATTTGATGTCTGCGCCGTAACCTTCTAAAACTGGGGCCCAAGTTTCTTTGATTGAAGCGTCATTCAATCTTCTGAAAATTTTTGTTGCCATTTTGTTTAAAATGTTTTTTTAGTTTTGTGCTCTTCTTTGGAGCATTTCAATGTAAGCGTTAGAGTAGCCTCTTAGACTTTCATTTACTTGTTTTAACGAGACATAACCTTCTTTACCTTGGTTTTCGTTAATTGTTTCATTATTTATATTTGCCGAGTTGGCAATTCTTTCACGAATTCCTCTAAGATCACGAGAATCCCAGAATGATTTAACTTGATATGGAGT